AATGGTCGCGTCGTTATTAGCGGCGATGGCCTCACCAACGATTTTGCGAAGCAGTTCTGTATCTTCAGTGGTTAAAGGCATGTCGCCCTCCGTTTTGTGGTTTGGTGCAGGCTGTTCCTGCGGTGTGAAAAAAGATTTGAGTTTGTTGACGACAGCAACCCATGAACTTTGGCGCTGAACCTCTGTCCCGGTATCATCAAAGACAATCTTTCCGCCTTCAGACTTGTATCCGTAAACCTTCGGCTCGCCATTGTTGAGGATGATTACCGCTTGCGAGTCAGTGAAATCAGCAACCCATGCGTATTCATCCGCGCCCGCCGCAAACTTCGCTTTGGCTGCGCGATCGAGACGCTGCTCGCGCTCCCGGTAGGATTCGCCAACCAGCGCGCCCGAGTTAGCCTTGAGCGGTTGGGCCAGATCGGCATTGACCATCAGGCCAACGCCCTGCTCAGGGGTTGCCGCCCCGACTTCGTGCAGCAGGATCGCGTCGTGGTCCATGCTATGAATCTTCGCCACCCAGTCGGCGCCCGTTGCTCTCTGTTGTTCGTTAGGCTCAAGCTGGTCGAGGAAAGCGGCGACACTGGTATGAATGGGCGGAACGTCATCGCCACGCTCAATAGCAGCGACGCGCTCAAGTAGTTCTCGCCCGCCTTCCGACTCTTCAGCTCGAGCCACATCCACCCATTTTTCTACGTAGATACGATTGCCGGACTTCTTAACGTTACGGTTCCACGCGCCTACGTAGCCGACGTTAAGACCTTCAGGAGAGAAGGCCGACACGAACTGACCGTTAACCTGTGGATGACCCAGCGGCGCGAGCGTGCCTTCCAGCCCCTGATAGTGGGCGTTGATTTCATCTTCTGTGTACAGCCCGCCATTCATGACGACGTTCGCCGGCAGCGTATAGCTCGGCAGCACCAGATGCTCACGACCGTTATGTGTTTCGCGCCGGATAGACTGACTGTTCACCTTCGTGGTGATGTTGACCTGAATATGCTCACCATTTTGCGGTGCCGGGATTGGACGCTTTGCTTCGTGGTTTACCTGGAATTTCATAGGTTATTTCTCCGCCCAGGCGTAACCGCGCGCCTGCATCGATTTATATTCCTGTTTGAGTTTGGTAATGGTGTCCGGGAACTGAGGTTTGCCGTCGTCATCGACCAGAACTGACTGCTGGCTGCATTTGCAGTTGATGGAGTTGCCATCTTTGCTGTACCAGTCACGGACCTCTTCATTGGTGTAGAGGTGGGCATGGCGCACTGCGTGGGTATGTCGGGTTGTCGGTGACAGAGCCGAGATGTGAACCAGAAGAGTTCTAAGGCCGTAAAGGTCATTCGCCTCCTGGTCTTCATCCCACTTAGCCCGGCGCAGCGCGGTAGTCACTTCAGTGCGTGCTATACGGTTTGCCCGGCGCTTCTCGATGCCGGTCTGGTCTGTCAGGTTGCGGGCAATATCCAGCGGATTGAGACCACGCCCCACACCATCAGTCAGCACACGCGCCATGTCGCGCTTAACGTCAGCACTCAGCCCCTTCATTTCCTCAAAAACACGGGCATGCACCAGCGCCATGCGTTGCTGGTAGGGGTCGCTTGCGAGGATGGACGCCAGCGACTCACGCCCGGCTGCGTACACCGGGGATTGCTGGCTGAGGTTGTAGAACGACTGCCCGGTCCCTTTCTCCGAAGCCAGATCGATGTACTCGTAAAACCACAGGTCGTAATCGCCACCTTCAAGCAGCACCTGATCAACCAGGTAACTGGCATCGTTCAGGATGATGGAGAGTAGTGTTGGGTTTAACTGGTATTCGTATCTGGCGTTTACTGCGAGGGAGGAAGGTATTTTGTCGAGTGCTGATTTGTACGCCTTGCCAATCTTATTCATCCGCCTGGCGAAGTCTTTCATTGCCCGGCGTTCCAGCGCATCGGCCCCGGTCGGGTCCTGATAGTTACGCGGCAGAATCGGTGGCTTCGTCTTCTTCGTCGCCATCCTCTTCTCCTAACGGCTCCTCGTCATCATTGTCATAGCCCGCAGCCGTGCGAATCTCTTTACGACTGAATGCTGGCTCTTCGCCGCTGCCCTGCATGGTCTGGTTAATCTCGCCCATGGTCTTGGCGTTAGTGAGCTTCTCAGTACCGGTCTGTTCGTTAAGGTCATCCCAGATAACTGCTTTCTGGCTGACTGAATCGACGATCTGCAAGTCAATAAGCTTGTCGCAGAAGTCCTCTATCTCGAAAGAGAGGTCTACGCGGCGCGACTGACAACGAGCATTAAAGTATTTCTGGTCTTCGGTGCTGGAGCGCTCGGCCTGCTGATTACCAACCAGAATACGCGTCGGGATATCAACTCCTGCGGCGGCTGTTTGTAGGTTTACGTTATAGGTTGGAGACGGATCAGAAACCGGAGAAACGAGGGAGGTTACGCTGGCCCCCTGGAGAGAAAGCAGCACATCATTTCCGCGATTCATCTCGCGTGCAGCGTCATTAAATTTATCCTGCAACTCATCTACTTTAACGCCGTACATAGATGCAATGCTGCCAAAGTCGATTTCCTTGTCGAAACTAAGTGCTAACTGGCGAGCGGCGTTCTTCAGGAATGACTCACCAGACCCGCCCTCTACCTTCTCCAGGCTCACAAAGGCGTTATAAGCTGGCTCAAGGAAGCCAATAGCATCGTCTGAGTAATCACCAAGGATGAAAACGCGGTCGGGATGGATGTTAACCCGGCGGTTTGAACCGTTAGGTAGACGTTCGGTATACTGCCACATCTTAGGCTGGCCGTACGTCTTAGAGTTCAGGCCCGTATCCCACTCGCCGACCGTCAGAGCCCCGGCCCAGGCTACTGTGACCTTTTGCAGACCCCGGCCTTTGGTTGCCGGAAGATTCCAGTCTTTGCCATCCCGGATGTGCAGAAGAATGCCAGCATAGCGCCCAACAAGACGTCGCCGATCTGCGTCCGCAAACGAACGCCAAAGACGATTGTTGAAGACCTGTTTGGACTTCGACTCCCAGGTGGTTTCATCTTTGCTCTCGTCTGCGTCGTCACCCTCAATGATTTCCGGGTTGGTCTGCCAGCACTTGCCCACCAACTTCTCAACTGCGCCGTGAGCGATACCGCCCCGGCGGTAAAGAGCGTATAGATTGTCGTAGGTTATCTGCTCAGGGAAGCCGTATTCGCACCATGCGGAATGGCGCTTATTGTCCAGGCCCATTGTTGGTGCCATCAGCCCCATACGGGCGCGCGCCATCCGCGCATCGTTCAACGCATGGTTGACGGCGAGAGTTAATTTGTCAGTCATGGTTTGTCCGTTGGTGGATTTATGGCAATAAAAAAGGCCGCCGAATGGCAGCCTGCTTGGATTTTATTTGCATCAGCAAGTTAATTTGCACTTACCGAATTTTCTCAGGTCATCAAAGTGCTCTTCTGCAATGAAGATGCTAGGTTGTGATTCGAATGCCTCAACATTCTGGTTGTTTGTGGCCTCAATTAGCGCATTGGTTAATCGCTCAACAGAGGTGCGCATCTCTTGCCAGTAAAGCTGTTTTTTCTTAGCTCGCGCCCCAATTCTTTTTTTGCTCATAACGCCCGCCCTATTTTCCTGGAATAGCGTGCAAGTCACGCAGAATTGTTATGGCCTGAACCGCATGAAATATCGCAGTACGGTAAGCAATTTTATTTCCAAGCTCGTCGCCTGGTAGCTCCTCATGCAGATATTCCATTTGCGATTCACTAACCGCATACCCTACGCTTGCGAATCGCTTACCTGAAGCACTGTTTTCTGATAGTTTAACATGCAGGCCATACTTCACGATAAGCTCAAAAGAATCACTGTTTTCATTGATGCTCATACACAACCTCGCCTAAGTTGCTCGTCAATGTATAGGTGGCAGGCGGTGACGATGCCGCTTTTCAGGAGCTACCCTAGCCACTTATTACTCATTTTAACGCCTTTGCAGGCGCTTAGGAATCATCATCCCTGCCATCTGGCCCTTGCGCTTAATGTGACCGTCGAGACTGTAGCGAATACCGTCCCAGCAGTGCTCATAGCCGTCGGCCAGCTTCGGCAATACTTCACCGGTGATGCGGTCGGTCTTGTACGACCACATACGAGCCTCACGCGCTACATTCTTGCAGCGTGGGTGGATAATGATTTCGTCGAACCCGCGAAGATGGGCAATCCCGTCCTCAACGCTGCCCTGCCACTTCTCAGCCGCTGAGATGTTGAAGCCCTGCCGCTTGAGATAGCTGATCGTCTCAGGTCGTGCCGAGTCGGCCTTGATGGGCCAGTCCCGCGCGCCTGGAATCGTGTCGTATAGCTCAGGCATGTGGTCGAGCTCTGTCTGCTGCCCATATGCCTCATATTCGATGTACAGCCGGTTATGCAGGATGAAAGAGCGCACAAGTGTGTTAGGGTCTTTGGCGAAACCGAAGTCAGCACCGAAGAACAGGCGTTCAGCTTCTTTCCACAGTTCGTCCGAGAACTCAGCGATCCGGTATTTACCGGCCAACACCTGCTTATCAGAGTTTTCGAGGTAAGCCCCTTCCCACACCCATGCGTATGTTGCCGGGTCGAGTCGGCGCTCATCGTTCTGGCGCTCACCTTCCAGCACGTCGGGGAACCACGGGTTATCCGTGTAGTTCATCTCAACAGTAATGCAGTCGTCGCCGGCTTCTTTGCGGAAGCGCTTATCCGTGGCGCTACCGTCGCGCTCCGGGTTCCACGTCACCCAAATCTCTGAGCCTTCCTCACGAACTGTCGGGCTCAGCTTTTGCCAGGCTATTTCGCTGACTGATTCAGCCTCATCAACCCAGCAGAGCAGAATACGTGCTTTCGACTTGATGCTGTCGAGGTTATGCCGAAGACCGCAGAACACGTAATTAACGCTCTTGTCGATGGTGCGGATGTACTTCTCGCCGATATCAAAGTTGGAAGCAAGCCAGGGAACAGACAGGATCGCCTGTTTCACCTCCTGCATGCTCGACTCTTCCAGCGAGTTCATGAACTCACGCGCGCAGAGCACCACGCCGCTTTCACCGTTCATCATCGACTGATACGCCTTTACGGCAGTCATCAATGCGAATGTGCGCGTCTTGGCGCTACCACGTCCACCGTGCGAGCATCGATAACGCTTATCTACGGCAGTGAACAGCGGAGCAAGCTTAGCGGGGATCGGCAGTTGAACGGCTTCACTCATGCTTTTGGCTCAACAGGTAACAGTTGAATAGTGGTTGGCTTAGGCGTCATGCTGCCATCAGATGATTTGTGGTCGATTTCCTGACTGACTTTGTCGCCGTACTTCTTCGGGTTCATGCGGGCCAGCGCCCACTTGCGAGTATCGATGCGGAGACGGGCTTTCGCCACTGCGGCTGACTCTTCAGTCGCATCATCTGCAATCTCAAATATCTCTTCGAAAATTGCATCCGCTCGTGTCTCTGTGGCCTTTGCGTACTGGTCACGAAACTCCTGGTGTTCGGCAAGCCAGCGGAAAACGGATGTCTTGCTCGGCATCCCGGGACGTTCACAAACTTTACGCAGGCTTTCCCCATCGGCAAGCAGTGAACAGATGTCAGCAGCCACCTCTGGTAGATAATCAGAAGGGCGGCCAGTTTTTGGTTTGGTCGCCTTGGTCATGTTTTACTCCGGCATCTCTTTCTGCTGTTCGATTGCTGCGAGGGAGATAGCAGTCATCGCATATTCTTTCTCGCTGGCGCTGCTGCACAGTTTCATAATCTGGTCCTTGAGGTCGAATATTTCGCTTCGGATTTCTTCATCCAGCGTTGAAACAGCGCCCAAAATAACCAGCCTTTGAACCTCAAGTTCTTTGCTTATCGCCATGACTTACTCCGTTGTCTCTTCTTCGCCCTGCTCGGGCTCCTCTACCACCGGCACAAAGTGGAACTGCTCCACGCTATCTGGCCGGAAGTAACGCCACTCACCCTCTTCAGTAGCCAGTGCTACGAAGCCATTGATGATCTCAGGTTGGCTGCGCGTCATCAGGCCGGTAAAGGTCTCTTTCGATGTGGTGGTGATGGTAGTTCTGTAGGTGCCAGTCATGAACGCCTCTTTATCCTCTCAAGGGGATAGCAGGTGGATTATCCGCTGTAGGGGATATCCATTATCAAGCGCCCGGGACAGGACGCTTTGGAATGGAGAGCCGTTGTTAAAGCGGCTCTTTTCCCTTGAATATCAGCGAGCGCAATTTTGCGCCGGCTACCCGGCTTTCGCTTCCATCAGTGTGACCATGTCAGGGTCCATCTGGCTGACGATCCGCTCACGCGCGCAGTTGAGAAGCTTTTTACGACCGCCGACGCCCCACTTATTCATTGCCCGGGCGCATGCGCTGACCTCTTTGGTCTCATTGGCGATCAGCAAGTCGAGGCGGTTGAGTCGGTTCATATTGCTAAGCCCGTTGAGCACAGCCTCGCGAAATGTTTCATACACTCGGATTTCAAACTCCGGCTTAATCCAGGCGGCATATCGGATAGCGAGTAGTTCTGCAGCCCATACGCCGGGCTCGTCACCCCCGCGGATAACCCTAAGTGCTGGATTATCTTCCAGAGGACATTTTTGTCCTTTGCCTACCAGCGCCTGAACGAAACGCTTTACTGATGCACTACGAATGAACTTGCCTGGCTTTTGCGATTCAGTAGCCTCGCCTTTCAGAACGGCGGCGGCATGAAGGTCATTCAGGCTATATCGTCCCTTCTCGTCCACACGGACAGAGACACCATTCACGATCACAGTTGGATATGTCATAGCGTGTACCTACTCTTTGAAATGAACCGTTGCCGCATAGGAAGTCAGCCCACCGAGGCTCGCCAGCACTAACTGACATCCTCAACGGCTCATTCCAAAGGGTTTAGTTCGGTGGTTAACATGCGCATGCGGTGCGCGTATTACTACAGGCATAAAAAAGCCCCGCATGTTCGCGAGGCTTGATTAAATCAATATATTTCAGTGAGATATAGGATGGCTATGAATAGCTACCGACTGAAATGGATAGCCATGAGTAGTCATGACTACATAAATTATTTTTCACTTTTGCTTATTTCAGGCACTACATCCAAACGTATTTCTGTAGACCGACAGATACCGTGCATCAGTTATTTCTCTATGATTAAAGTCCAGAGGAGAGACTGTGTCAGAACCTCAGGGATGAGGCTCTTTGTCAGTCACCTGCAGTTTTCTTATCGCCGCCCGGTCGTAATTGCACTGCCTGACGATCCCGTAAAGCGTCGCGTTCATCGAAACGCTGTCACCATACGAAGGATTATCGGGCAGATCGGGAACATCAATGCGCGATGTCAGCTCCGCTGGCAGGTTCAGGACCGGCTGCTTTATTACCCGGTATTCCACGGGCGGCTTCTGCTGCAGAGCGCAACCGCTCAACAGCGGCATCAGGAACAGGAGCAGCAGCGCACTTATCTGCTGCCAGGTAGCGTTTAATCTCGCTCTGTAGCATGCGATTCTGCTTGGCCGACTCTGCCCTTTGCTCTGCCACCTCAGACATGACCACGTTTTGCCTGTTAACGGCGCCAGCAAGTTCTTTAACGCTCCCCGCCAGATCGTCATTTTTTGCCCTCAGGTCGTTGATCTGCACATCCTTGCTGTCGTTAAGCTGTGCCAGCCTGTCATTTGTCGCCGTCAGCTGATGGTTACGGGCATTTAGCCCCCACAGACAGATGGCAACGAGGATGATGAACGCGCAAGGAATGAGGATGTGCGCATTGTTTTTGAAAAAGCGGAATAAACTGATTAACCCGAACATAAAACCCCCTTAGCTTTAGTCAAGCGGGCTTTCCTGTCCTCCAGTCCGTTGGTACCGCCGTTAATGATTCTGGTGATGCGGCTAACATCATCCGAGTCAGCGATAGTATTAAGTCCGTGATTGCTCCACCAGGCAGCAGCGGATTCAGCAGCATATTGAGGCTGAGTAAGTAGTTCCGGGCTTTTCACGATATCAACGCCAAGCTGCTTCACCAGTGCGGCGTAATTCGCTTTCCCAGTCACCTGAATCAGGCCGCGCCCACGGTAACGATATCCATCCCCGCTGTTGCGATCGCCATTACCATTCCTGTTGGCGTAGATGATGCTGCCAATCATTTTCTGATCTGCAGGGTGTGCATTCTGTCCCGAGTCAACACGACCATATTTGAAAGCGTCTTCCTTGCTAATGCGATTGCCGAACATTGCCAGCAATGCACCGTAACGGTAATTCAGGCTCTCTTCGGTATGCACGAATCCAGATGACTCATGCCCTACCTGAGCAAGGAAATGTGCCTGTCTCAACGGTGTGGTGATGCCGTACTTTTCCATGGAGGCCAGTACGACTGGATACCACTTGCCGGCAAAAGTCGGGTCCACGCCTGTCGCCTTCTGAAATTCACTGAGTGTCAGCATTAGCTTTCTCTCCCGGCTCATTCAGGCCAAGTCGACGGCGTGCATACGCGAATAATGAATCAACCCCCACGTAACCCACGCCAGCAGAGATTGGCCAGCAAAGTTCAGGAGGAAAGTTCCAGTTGAAGATTGCCCAAATAGCTGTGAGCGTGGGCTGAGCGAAGAAGCACAGAATGCCGCACATCGTTGCGCCGGCGATCCGGTCTTTCCACTTTGACTTTGCGCCGCGTGAGGTAGCGAGTATCGACATGACAAAAGCCAGAACCGAATAGCCAGCTTCGTTTTTGTGGTTTACAAGCCACGCAAGCATCACCGCCCATGTATCCGGTCTGTCTTGCATAATCGATTTCTTCATAAACGCACCCTGCAGGTGCTGTGTGTAAAGGGTCAGGCCCTCGGGCTGTATTAACAACGAGGCGTATTGGAGTTGAATCCCGGGACCTTAATATTTACCTCTAAGAGGTGCATTTTAATTTTTGCAATGCGGCTGGATCACTTTAAGGGACTCAATCTTCTTGATGAGTCCGCTGTATAGCAATGGGTGCAGCTGATCACATAGACTCTTATAGCCATGTGCAAGGCTCATTTTTTCATTAAACCAAGCCAGATGGGCAAGGTATGAGTCTTCAAACATACCTAGGTGCTTGTTCTTGCCATTCACCTTTATATCAGCCTGAAACTTTGTTGAACCCTTTTTAAGGCAAACGCCAATAGGATAATCGCCCCTCCTGGCATTCCCAGAGGTGACGAAGCTATTCAGCGCCTGTGGAATAAAGATGCAGGTTTTACCAGAGTAAACTTTGTTACCCGGAAAAAGCAGATCCTTATCAAGCTCGCATCCGGGAATGTAATTCTCGTCGTAGAACTTTTTAAATGCACTAAAGAGATGCCACTCTTCATCAACCACGCACCCATCATAGCTAGGCCTATAAGAGCCTCCCTTCCCATAGCATCGCTTAAGCATCCCATGCCAAACTCTATATGCTCTTATTTTCTTCCCGCCCACAAAAACAGGATGCACATCTAGCTTGCCGACTCCGAAAATAAGACTTCCTTTTGGTTTCATGGTTACGTTTACCTTCTTTGAGATGAACCTTTGTCGCATAGGAAGTCAGCCCGTCGAGGCTCGCCAGCATTAACTGAGTTCCTCAAAGGCTCATTTCAAATGAACGGTTCGACGTTATTGGGGAGCGCATGCGAAGCGCGAAAAAAAGCTCGCGAGCAGCGAGCAATGTGAGGGTTTAGCAATGTCGGCTCTTCGGCCTAAGGGTCCCAGGTAGCGGGATTAGGGTGTGGTGGCCGGCGCTGATCTCCGGCATAAGGGCACGTTCGCGAACAGTTTGCCCAATTTTAACGTTGCGAATCAGCCTTCGCATTCACCACAACGGGGATCGCTTTGCCGTGCCAGGGAAGTGTGCCTGGGCTCACCGGGATGTCGTCACATACTCAAAGCGATTTCCGTTGTGCAGAAACGAAAAAGCCACCGGCTATTAACCGATGGCTTGGATTTGTGGTGATGGCTCAAGTCGCGTTTTGGCTGTCGCCACACAATTCAGCTTTTGGGCTTTCGATGTCCCCGATTCATGAGCGCTGTCATCTTGCACTTCATCACCCCGCTCTTTCGCCTTTGACGTCCGAGCATAAATGAAAATATACACTTCCATTTCGCCAAATCAAGTCATTTGAGAAATATTTTTCACTTACGCAGCAATTGGAGTAATCTCATTCTCCATTTCGCGCTTCATTGCATAAAAAACTTCTGCTTCGAATACTTTCTCACACCATACAACCCGGCGGCGGCAAGCCTGGATGTCTAATCCGGTGGCCAGGTGCATCTTCCTGGCGATATCTTGCGTGCAGTTGCGTTCGCAGTATCGTTTAATGGCGTAATCGCGGACTGGGCTTTCCCGGTGGAACAACTTAACGATTACCTTTTCTACGAACGCAGCATCATCTGATTCTTTGGCGAGAGCGATGATGTTGCTGGCAGAGGATTGAGGGATAACCAGTTCGCGAGCTTTCTTATAGAGCTCTTCCGCTCTGAGCGCCCCTCCCTCGTCGCTATAAAGCCAGTTGACCACTCTCTCAATGTGTCCACCCATATCAGGATTCCATTGAGTCCGGATCATCAGTCGGCCTATAACGTTTACGGCGCCTGCAGGTGAGTCATCGCCGCGGTTAATCCGGCCCCATACAGACATCATGTACTGCACCCAAGCTCGCTGTTTGGTTGTGATGGTCTTCTTTGGATGCTTCCAGACGCGCCGGAAGTGGGCGTCATCGACAAAGTTAACCATGCTGTAAATTGGTGTGAGCTTTCTCATGCGGCTTCCTTAATCGGCTGTTTGGTTTCTTTCTGGCTGTGCTTTGCTATGGGTGGCAGGTTGGCGCGCTTAACGCTTTCCGCCTGGTAACTGGCTACCTGGTCTCTGGTCATTTCTGCTGCCTTAAGGCCGCTTCGAGTTCAGCCTGTGGAATGTCCAGAAGCGTTCTTTTTTGAGCTGCAGTGAGGTTTCCCATCCCCATAAAAACGATACCGGCAGGAGTTTTTACCGCCGCGACATGCTTAGAGCGGTACCAGTTAAGCAATGCAATAGTATTGTGTGTGCTCATGCTGCCTCCTGCCGTTTGAGTGCTTTCAACTTGGCGCGGTACTCATCGCGGATGCGGATGTAGTCTTCACGGCGGTAGTTAGTCATTTCGTGGGGGCCGTTAAGCCAGTCAACGTATTCCTGCCCATAACGTGCGACCAGGCCAGCTTCGTATTGCTGCGCGACCGTTGCCTCTTTAGCGGTGTACTTCCCTGCGCCGGCATTACAGGATTTGCACTGCTTATGGGCATTGCGCTCTTCGAAGCGTAATTCCGGATTGGCGCCTACCGTCTTGAAGTGTCCGCAGTCCCACTGGCCACCGTGTAGATCGGGTGGATTGGTCTCGCCGCAACTGATGCAGGGCAGATCGAAATCCCTGGCGCGGATGAAAGCATTGAATGCTTGTTGAGCCTGGGCTTTGTAGTAACCGGCTGGCCTGAGTTCTGCCAGTCGTTCTTTGCGGCGCTTGCGCCCTTCCTTCTCGGCTTCCTTCTGCTCCCTGATGCGCTTGGCTTCCTCTTTCACCTTCTGCTTCGAACGCAGCTCCAGGGCATAGATAGCGCCATGCTCAGGACAGCACCACCAGACGTTGTCGAAGGTGGCGGTGAATTTCTCTTTGCATACCTTGCAGGTGCGACGGGTTGGTTTACGCATTGCGTTCACCCCACTGCTTGGCCCACTCGATTTCGAGGCGGGACTTTTCGCTGAATTTGACGTTCTGCTGAGTGCCGAACCAGTAGATAGCCTCGATAACTTCAACCATCTGCTTGACGGTCATCTTGCTGGTACGCTGTCCGAACATCACAATGCCGCCGTCGATACCAGGCGCCATCCGCTGCTCTTGTTTCTTGGACTTGGCCACCATTGCGGTGATGAGGTCTTTCCAGTCATCGGAGTCGTATTTATTGCCGTACCAGAGAACCTGGTCTGAGAGGTCTTTCAGAAGTGGCCACATTTTTTTGTTTTGAATCGCGGTGCGGGTCATCTCCTTGATGTCGAGAATCAGCGGGTGCTTGGCGTCCACCGGTAGCTCCCGGATAAAGTTGATAGCGTTCTGCTTGATGGCTTCGTTGACGAGGTGGAATTGCTGCTTCATACGCCACCTCCGAGAGGTAACGCTGAATGCAGAAAATCGCAGGTGCATTTCTGCATCTGTGATAGGTGAAGATGTTCAGATTGTGGTCGCATTTAATGTCCCCATCAAATGCGCTGAAGTCACCGCCGGGTGTTCAGACCGGCGGTAATTTCATTATACCACTAGATTTGAGAAATGGTTATCAATGTTGCTTGCAGTTGCGGACAGCGTCGAATGGGTTAGGCATCTACTTAGCCTCCTGCTGCGGTGCTGCTGCGAGCCCGCGAATGATGCTCTTGACAGCCTCAATGCGGTCATCATCCACCGAGTCTACGGTTTCTATGCGATCGAGCATTATCAGTGCTGCATTTGCTGCGTCGCTTCCCGTCCAACCATCCGGAATCGCCGGAGAGTTGCCAGCGGCACCCTGAAGCATGGCGGCGCGGCAGGCGTTACCTTTTCGCTCGTACCGAATTCCAGCAACGGCTAACACAGCCATCACTTTTTCTATCTGAACAACGATACCCTCATTGCTAATGAACTCATTCGGCAGCTTCACTACCGGGCCTGACTGTGGGCTTGAGTAGAGCGGTATGCGTCTGTGATCTGGAACCCTGTCTCCATCTGAAATTTGATACCAATCTCCGGGTTTATCTGCATAGAAATAACCAACAGGTTCAGCGCCCAGCGATGCCAGCGCCAGTTTCATCGCTGCCAGCGCCATGGCCGCATCTTCGTTTACCGCTCCGGGAATAGCATCGCGCTCTTCTTCAAGCTCTGAGATTGTTTTCAGGAGCCACTCTTTGGTTAATGTCATGGGTTAGTCCTCCCCGTCAGTCGTTCGCGAAGGGTGAGTCTTCGTGATTCGAGCAGTGTTTCGCTATCGGCGACTTCAACCACCACATAATCACACTCACAAAATGGCTTTTGGCGCTGGCTACATAGGTAAGCCGCGTCTTTCTCTGCGGAGTCCCGGTCAGGCGATGTCAACTGGTGAACGGTGAAACCTTTACTGTGAACATGCCAGCCGTGAATAACTGCAATAAAACGAGCCATATCACCCCTCCCCGTTGATGCGGATGCCAGCGGCTCGTTCAGCTTCGCTTTGCTCCCAAAACCACCGATGTAGCTTCATGAGTTCTTCATCAAGTGGGCCATATTTACGGTCAAAGTAGGCCTGGGCGTCTTTCTCTTCTTCTTCCGGCAACTCCCCCGGACCAAAGAGTGTGTTATAAATCCATGCCAACCCTTTTTTGGCGTCGCCGGTCCCCTGCCATTCGATGATTGCGGCCTGCATTACCAGAATGTTTTTTCCAATTAACAGGTCCAGTTCTTTGTGGCGGTTTTTGATGTAAGCATTGTCGCTCTCCAGTTCAGCAATCCGCTTCTCTGCGGCTTCCAGCTCATCCAGCAGCGCCAGAACGGTGGCGGGATTGGCTGCGGCGATGAATTTGGCGTCTGGTCTATGCAGCGCAAGACCATAATCGCTAGCCAGTTGCTCTTCATTCCACCAGGTTTCCCCTTCCTCTGAGATGGCCTTCTCCGCTGCTTCACGTAATGCACGTTTGTCGATGTTGCTCATTGGGCGGCACCTCCCTGGCGAAGCTGGGCGGCGAACTCATCACATACGTGAGTTAAAGAGCAAAGTTTTATCGCTGGATGTTTACGCAGCATCTCCACCCCCTGCGCCCGCACTTCAGCCAGGAAGGATTCGGTGTCAGGGGTTTCTACGCGGAAATAGACCGGATCGCCGTCTTCAAAGTTACCTGGGTCATCAACCAGATTTTCATGGTCATCTTGGCTGTAGACTTCCTGACGGATAAGTCCGTGCTTGAGAGCCAGCTCCTCAATATCAGCACCATCAGCGGAACCACCTTGCCAGGCGATAGAAAGCAAGGCATCGACAAACGCATTCAGCCCCGCATTCTCCGCAGCCAGCGCTGCGCATCTGGCTTTACCTTGCTTGTGACTTTCCTGCCATCCACGCCACGCCCAGAACAGCGCATCGGCACAACTACTGCCGTCGTAAATAAAGTCTCCGCCAGTGTAATAACCGTTATCGTCGTTACCGCTGAAAAACGCTTTATCCAGTGCTTCATTGCCCCATGGGTATTCACTTGATAACCACGCTTCAAATTCTTCTCTGCTGCTCATGCTGATTGCTCCTTCATGGCCGGGTCTGCCGGTAATGTCATGTGTGGTACCACAACCATCTTTGCGGACTCACCGACGGTGCTTAATGCAAATAGAGTGATGATTCGCTTCTGCTCAGCGGTCATTTTTAAAGCCAGCGTGTTTCCGTCGATGTTGAAGAACATCGCCAGATTCTGTACGTCATCGAGTTTCATGCCGATGCTCTCCCGCCCCTGACTGATGCCAGGCGCTCGTTGAATAGGGTTGTGAGGGGGTTGGCTGTGCGTGTGAATATGCTCATGCTGCTTCCTCGCTAAATTCGATAACGTCTTCTGCCGTGATATCCAGTTCGCGCATCTCGCGCCCCAGCGCCTTCTCCATCCGGTCTACGCAGCCACGGATGCGGGTCATCTGCACTTCCGGGAACTGGCTGCGGGACATCTCAGTCAGCGTGTTGAACAGGTTCCGGTTCTTCGCCTGACGAGCCTTCACCTTTGCGCAGGCCCGGAGAGATTCGCCAATCTTGCGACCGTCAGCACGGGCTGCTGCGCGGCAAAGTTCAAGTGTGAGAAGTGTTTCAGGGAACTCACGGTATTGTGAGTTCATGATGATTTGCATTGCTGTATTCATTTGTTATCTCCAGTCTTTCGACTTCGGCTCTGCCTGATTGGCGGCGAACTGCCTAGCTGCATCTTCCTGATCGATATTTACGAAGTGGCCATTCTTCCATCCCATGTAGAACGTTTTGGGCTGGCCAGACCGGTACTTGCCTACGATGATTTCAGCAATGCCCTTCATGTGGCTGTGCTCTTCGTAAACTTCGTCTCGATAGGGGAAGATAATCACGTCAGCATCCTGCTCTATGGCGCCTGAGTCCTTCAGGTCGGCTAGGTTTGGGCGTTTATCTGCTCTGCTTTCTACGGCGCGGTTGAGCTGGGAGAGGAGGATTACGGGCACCTTGTTTCGAAGACAGAATTGCTTCAACTTGCGAGTGATTTCCGCGATGGCCAGGTCATGACGATCTGCTTTTGGCTTCTCAATCAGTCCGAGGTAATCGATGGCTAGGAAGCTCAGGCCGCCATCCATGTTCAGGCGTTCTGCGTGAGCAATGCACTCGTCAACGGTGAATGAGCCGTCGATGACGTAGTTGTCCTCTTCCAGTAACATCCCGGTTGCAGCGGTGAGGCGCGTGTATTGTTCCTGAATCATCCCCAGTGGGTTGCGAAGTGCTCCTACAGATAACCCGGCCCTGTCAGCAACGTGGCGCTCTACCACCTGCATCTCTGACATTTCCATCGAGACAACCAGGCCCCTTCCCTTCTGCCGGCCAATTGAGTTGGCGATGTTGATGGCCAGTTCTGTTTTACCCATCCCGGGGCGGCCAGCGATGATGATCAAGTCAGTGCGGTCAAATCCGCCGTACTCATCATCCATTGGATCAATACCCGTTTTCAGGTACATGCCAGACTCAGCGCCCTGCATGCGGCTCTCCAGAACCGTCATGTAGTCCTCAAGCAAATCTCCAACCCGGCGAGGAAGCTTGTCGTTTGTCTCAAACTGAAGCTTGGCCAGGGCACCACTCACCTCTGCGATCTTCTCGTTCAGGTCGTGAGTTCCTGCTGATGCCAGGATAGACGCTGCGCGAATTAGCTCAGCTTCCCCGCGGCGGAGCATCCAGCACTGCCGGACTCTCTTAGCCCATCCCCTGATGTTTGCTGCTGAGGTGCACTTGCATGACACCTCAATCACAAAATCTTTAGTGCCTGGCGGCACCGCATCCTTGACGGTAAACATGTCCACCGGCTCAGCCTTGTTAAGCAGCGTGGTGATCGCTTGATACATGCTGCGCAGATGGAAATTCTCGAAGGCTTCTGCAGGAAGCTTCCCGGCAATTTCACGGCAGTCGATGTGATCGCCCTTAACCATCATGGAGCCGACCAGTTGATGTTCGAAATCGTAACTATCCATCAGCTTCCAGCCCCCAGAATCTGGTCAATCTTTTCCTGACGAAGAGCGGTTTCAATGCCGTATCGCGTTCCTGTTGGGTTGTCACCGCAGGCCCACCGCGTAGGCTGGTACCCATGTTCGATGTAGCCATTCAGGAAGTCGTCAATTGCATTTGGCTCTTTGCCAAGTTCCTTGCACTGCTTCAGGTAGGACTGCCACAGGCGCTTGATTCCAGCTTCGGTGGATGTCGTGATGCTTCGGATAGTTGGGATGCCGAACTTATTGGCTTTGCAGTTCCAGGTGTTCTTGAAACGTTCCCGATCGAACTCTGGTACTGCAGAGCGAGGATTGGTTTTCGTTGCCCGGGGGTTTGTACCCATCTGGCGAGGTGTTAATTTTTCTTCACCCAACAATCCCACTTCGTGGGTTTGGGTATTTTCTTTCTTTTCTTTTGTAATAGTTTCTTTTGTGTGACTCTGTTTTGGTGACAGGCTAGTCACCGTTTTGGTGACATTTTTTGTCACCAATGCAGTGACATTATCACCAGAGTAGTGACACCCTTCGATTTCCCACTCTGAGATGTTCTTGTTTGGCCCGATTTGACTGCCTTCACGGAGGATGACCTTCATCGCGATAAGCTCATTCTTGGCCTTGTTTACTTTCTGTCTTGGCAGCCTGGTAAGTTGGGCTAACTGGCTGTCAGATATGCGATCCAGTTTCTTACCAAACCCGTATGTTTTACGGCAAATGGCATGAGCTACCTTGCTCTGATTCTTCGTTAAATCTGCGCCGATAAGCTCGTCATACAGGGCATTTGCAAGACGGGTGTATCCATCTTCAAGTTCTGCCACACGACGCTCCACAGGCCGTGGAATTGGCCTTAACTGTGTTACGGTTGCGAGATTACTCATGACCTTTTCTCCTTCTGCATCAGCTTCACTTTCTCCAACTCAGCCCGGAATCGACCAGGCTGCTTGAAGCTGGACAGGAAGCGATCACGTAGTATGTTTTTGTGTAATTTGTCCTGGAAAGGACTGAGTGGTTTTGTCATACTTGCTCCGTTACTTGGCGTAACACAGTGTTCTTAAGCGTCCAGACTGCTACCAACAGCTGGACGTTTTTCATTTGTGATCGCATTAAGCGCATGATGAAAAGCCCTGCTGATAGGGCTGATATCTGAATCCATACCAAACGAGCACAAGATGGCCGCAATAAAGCGCCAGTCTGTCCGGCTTATCTTCGATTCATGACACCCCACCATCTCAGCCAGACCGCGTTGAGTAACCGCAGAAAGGTTGATGAGTAAGTCTGTCTCGGCGCGATCTACATCTCGACGGGTTGGTTTGCTGTAACTTGCGTTGTCCTTCATTGATAATTCCTTTGTGTTGAATAAGTTAGAAAAGCCACGCGCAGGAACGCATAGCCATATTTGATTTGTTCTATTGGGATTAGCTTTTCAGCTACGTAGGCCGGACGGCCGTTGTGATAAGTAGTTGGTGCTTATGCGGCGTTATTTTCGCGGCGATAACTCGGGAATGGCTTCAGTTCTTCAGCCGACACAGTCCCATCAGGGTGGACGATTACGGTTATGTCTCGCTTTGAGGCGAGAGCCTTGTTAATCGCACTTTGATATACACCAAGGTCTTGAGCTGCCTTGGTTTGACCGAATCGCTCTGCGTACTCAGTTAATTTTATGCGCTGATCCATGTGACCTCCTTAGTGCATAATTCAGATTATCACCGCAGGAGGTATTAAAGTCAACATCTGCGGTGTTAGTAAATTATCCCTTACGGTGTTAAATTTTGAGTATGAGTATAAAAAAGAAACCGTTAACAGAAAGTCAGCTTGAAGATGCAAAGCGTCTTAAAGCGATTTACGAGAGCAAGAAGTCACAATTAAAACTCTCACAAGAATCCATTGCCGATGCTTTAAATGTCGGTCAGTCGGCTATTGCCGCGCTACTTAATGGCGTCAATGCCCTTAATGCGAGCAACGCTGCCGCACTGGCAAAAGTATTAAAAGTTAACGTGGGCGAATTCAGTCCTGCGCTCGCTACAGAGATTGCAGAAATGTACAAATCAATCTCTTCAGTACCCGTAATGAAAGGTGATTATGAATACCCTGTCTTTTCACATGTTCAAGCTGGCATGTTTTCCCCTGAGTTCCGCACTTTCACAGAGCGCGATGCAGAGGGATGGGTAAGCACGACTAAAAAGGCCAGCGATAACGCTTTCTGGCTTGAGGTTGACGGGCATTCGATGACAGCGCCTGCAGGCTCGCGCCCGAGCTTCCCTGAAGGAATGCTCATCCTTGTTGATCCGGAAGAGCCTGTTGACCCTGGCGATTTCTGCATTGCTCGGTTGGGAGGAGATGAGTTCACTTTCAAGAAGCTGATTAAAGACAGCGGGCAGGTTTTTCTCCAGCCCCTTAACCCTCAGTTCCCGATGATTCCGTGCCACGAGCATTGCCGGGTTGTTGGTAAGGTAGTGGCGTCGCAGTGGCCGGAAGAGACTTTTGGTTAGAGACAAAATTACGATTGATATAATTTTAGCGTTAACGTTTCAAAGTTAACTGTAGCGTTAACCATGATTCACACGGAAAGTTAAATGAACTTCTCTATCTTCGGTGGCGATATCGACCTAAGCGCAATGCCTGAAAGCATTAAAGAGCTTAGGATTTTTTGGGAATCGTTGTATGATAAGTGCCCTGTAATAGCGTTGCTCTTGATCTTGATGGTTCCGGTGACGTTGCTCTATATCATCTACACTGTAGGTAGTATCTTTAAAAATGAACGATCTCTTGATAAAAAGGTCGTAGAAGCAATGAAGAAATCGAAAAAGAGGGGGAAAAAGAAATGATTGTTAACATGCTGTCAGCTCTTGCCCTTGCTTTAGTTATCGTTGCGTACTGGGTATTGTGCCGCAGGCGCGCATTGAGATATCAGAAAAAAGCTGTAGAGCTTATCGAAGAATACTTTGAAGATAGAGGCGTTCCAGAAGCAGATAAGGATTCGTTGTATCGCTCTTACCGTCTATCTCGTAAATTTTATATGTTGCCTTTATGCGCCATGGCGTGCCCATTCGTCTTGGCTTACATGTTGATAGCAAAAGGCAAGCTCGACATTAAGCCTACTCAGAGAGTGAACAACAAACTCTATGATGCAGCTTTTGATCAGTGCATGAAAATGACAATCAGCAAAAACCCAATATCTTCTATATTGGCGATTGCGTTGATTGGATTAAGTTTTGCTTTCGCAATCCCGGTTGGTGTCATCCTTAACAGACTGTCATCAATGCCTACAGCTGCTGGAATAGCAAACCTTTTTGCAACCATAAGCTCAGTGGCGTCAAGAAAAGCTCACGGCCACTAATATTACAAGCCCGGCCACCGCGCCGGGTTTTTTATCGCCACTTCAGTATGTTAAGATGTTTCCGATTGCAATCAACGGAAGCATAAAAATGAAAAAGTTAGTTTTATCCGTCGCATTAGCGGCAATTCTCGCAGGATGCGCTTCATCAGGCAACCAGCAGCTTAAGAACGAAACCGAGACCAGCGTTCAGTCTAAAATCCAGGAAGGAAAGACCACCAAAGCCGAAGTGAAGACTTTCTTCGGATCTCCGGACGGCGTGTCATACACTGATGGCGGCAATGAAATCTGGAAGTACTCATTTGCCAAAGTTAAGGTTAATGGAACCTCCTTCATTCCGTTCTATGGACTATTCCATAACGGCACAAACGGCACCAAGAAAGAGCTGACCATCCTCTTTAAGGACGATACCGTCCAGAAGTACACGATGGCAGAGTCTGCGATCAACACCAAAACAGGCTGGGCTGACTAACCCAGGAATCTAAGACCCGGCCTACAGAGCCGGGTTTTTATTGCCCTTTCCGCACTATCTCCGCTGCATCCCTGTTCACGCCCTTCCCTATCACGTTGCGGGTATCACGTCGGTTCTGCTCCAGCTGCTCGACCAGGTTATCTCTGTTAATCACCTTCCCGTCACCTATAAGCTGAACGATAGCTGCACCAATGGCGCAGCCGATCATGCCTGCACGCTCTTCGTCTATCCGCATAGCACCTCCACTGATTATTTATTGAGCATATCACCAATAAGTTAAAAATAAATCTCCGAATAAAACAGAAGCTTACCATCGGCGGTGTTATTTTTATCTCTTGCGGTGTTGACTTAATTACCACTTGCGGTGATTATTGTATCCATCAGCAGGACGCAGCACTCACCAGGACGGTGAACATACAACGATTCAGGTACGAATCTACGAGGCTGAAAAGCCTGATAACCAAAGTGAGCTTTGGGGTGAATGCAGAAGCTAACCTTCTCGGCGGAGGCGCTTGGCAATGAGTACGCGACCGGAGTTAGTCGCCCGGCTGTATTCACCACCAAAGTTCATCAGGAGGTCACTATGACACGCAGAACAGCATTCAATGGGTCAGCATCAGGGCGTCGCCGTGAGCGTCGCGCAGCGTTACAGAGCGCAGTTGCCGTGAGCGCTGAGAAGATGCACCGCCCTACTCTCAGTCGTGCGCAAATTCAGGCCAAAGGCACTCACGAAACACCAAAGCGCATCGATGATGCAAAACCTCTCAAATTTATGGCTCAGGACGCATTATGGAATCTCAGGGAATACAAGCTGCAAATTGAGCGGGCAACAATCCTCTATAGCAACGAGTTCGGGAATAAGCCGCTGGAAAGCGGGATGTGCCTGCCCGATGTGGCCATATATGCCGCCGGTTACCGCAAGAGCAAATCAATCACAGCTCGCTGAGGTGGCCCATGAAGAACAGCATCAAGTGCCCGGTATGCGGTAGAGACTTCGACCCACGCACTCCGGTCTGCCACATCAGCAAGTATCACCAGTCAGCGAAGAACTGCGAGCTGGAGAAGATACGTGATGCACGGCGCCAGTATTTCCGGCAGTTCGGCACCAGGTAATGAGCGCGGCCACTGCGAGAGTGTGGCGAAGTGCTTTGGGATTGGATGAATGAGCAGGCTGATGCTCGACCGATGTATTCACAGCGCTCATGGCAAGCAGTAACCAATCTGCGCCTCAAGACAGAGTCACTGGTAGTGCGGGCGCTCTAACCAGTAAGCCGGAGATCAGCACCGGCCATCCAATCGCCAAAGCATTTCGAAAGTTCCAGGCTAGCCGCTGCCACCCTTTTCGACGCGGCATACATCTTCATCGGAGGAGTTATGTAACAGGTAACAGTGACGACTGAAAACCAACATTCAGCCCCGGTTTGTGCCGGGGCACACAATGGAATGTTTTGTGGTGTGGTGAAGCTCAACGGCGAGCTAGCGAATAGTTTTGTGGCGAATACTCGCGATAAGTAGCCGCATGGCGCGCGTAACCCAATCGGCAGCGCACCGATGGAAGCTGGTTCGACTCCAGCCACCACACCGCCAAAGCATTTCACAGCGCGTTAATAACAACTTATTGAGGTGAGGGTATGGCGAGTAACAAAAAGCCAAATTATTCGGCAAAGGTTAAGTATTGGGCTGATGGCGTAACTGCTGAATGCAATGGCGGGATTGTCGGCTGCATTGAGTTGATGTTCTTCTCCCTGCCGAAAGATAAGCGAGAGGACTGCATCAAGCGGTGCGAAGAAGCTCATAAGCGACTCTGTGAGCACGCAGAAAAGAAAAAGGTTTAGCAGTTAACTTAGGCGTCCTTTTTTTAGGGTAACTACAGAGGGTAAGGCGATGGAAATTGTTGTGCGCGTAACAGTTGCTGAGCTTGAAGAGTCGGGGATGTCGACCGGTGAACTGCACAGCGCAGTTTTAGAGGATTTAGATTCCGCGCGGGACTACCCAGGATTCAACGTGAGAATTGAAATTGTTAGTAAGCACGAATAACCCGCTCCGGCGGGTTTTTTAATGCCTCATACCTGGAGTCATTTACGAGTGGCTCAAGTTATGAACCGGCGGCCATCCACCGATATCCAATTTAAGATCGCTTATATGCGTTGAAGTCTTGTATTAACCGTTCAGCGGCCCGGCTTAAGGGCATCACAAGGAAATCACATGACACAGAAAACTATCGTTGCATACAAAGGTTTCAACGCGGATATGACCTGCCGCGACTTCCAGTTCGAAATCGGCAAGACCTTCACTCATGAAGGCGAGGTTAAAGCCTGCTCTTCTGGCTTCCACTCCTGTGAGAATCCGATTGATGTCTTCAGTTACTACCATCCTGCCGGGAATCGCTTCTGTGAGGTTGAGGTATCAGGCGACGTTTCGCGCCATGAGAGCGACAGCAAAATCGCCAGTGCCACCATCACCATCAAGGCTGAAATATCCATTCACGAGATGGTTAAGCGCGCCGTAGATTGGGTATGGAGCAAAGTAGATAAGTCATGTGAACAGCAGATCATGACCGGCAACCGCTCAGCGGCCAGCAACACCGGCTACCAATCAGCGGCCAGCAACACCGGCAACTACTCAGCGGCCAGCAACACCGGCGACTACTCAGCGGCCAGCAACACCGGCGA